TGAGCCGACCGGAGGGGTTCAGTTAGTAGTATAACAATCACAAAAAAATAATATGAATGTTTTTGTCATGGTCAACACGGATTTCCTTGACAATGGAACGCCACAATTCACGCCTCTCCGGTATAGACAAAGAATCATACACACTTTCAAAATCCATTTTCAAAAAGTTTTTCAAATACGATAAATCCTTGACAGGTCGGGAATCCTCTGCATTTATTTTCTCAAGCTGCATCAGCAGTTTTTCTCTATCAAGTTTGAACTCGTCCATTGTTATGAGGTCGTTCAAATATAGGTCTTTCAATTTCTGCATTTTTCCCTCAACACTCCGGCGTTTGGCATCGGTACGCAATGCCGGAAGATTTGCAACCTCGTATTCTGCAATATAGTTTTCCAGTTCCGGACGGATGCGTTCGAGGAGCATCTTTTCAAGGGTTGTCTCAAATACAAGTTTTCGGTTCGGGCAGCGGTGCAGGTTCACACCCTGTCGGCAGCGGTACACACTGTATTTATATACGATTCGTGTTCCGTCGGCACGGACACGACCTCCTGCACGTTGCTGACATCCGCTCATGATATGGTCGCAGTCATCGCAGACAACGAGACCACTGAAAATATAATCGTGCTTTTTCCCGCTCTTGATGTTGATTTTGAGAAGTCTCTGCACATCAAAGAAAAGGTCACGGTCGATGATAGCAGGACAATAATTTTTATTGTCACGAAACTCACCGATGTATTTCGTATTTGTGAGCATATTTTTGAGACTGGCAGCAGAACGAACAAGTCCGAACTCACTCTCCATGTACCGGAGTGTCATGCTCAAGTTTCCAGTCTTGCGGTAGTATTGGAAGATAGCAACGGCGGTCGGAGCGTCGTCATCCGGTACAAGGTGTTTATTTACAATCTTATATCCGAGAGGGGTTGAGCCGGAAAGAACCTCCCCGTTGTCAACCTTGTCATCGAACACGCCGAGGATTCGGTCAGAATCATTTTGAGCCTCAAGTTCTGCCCATATCATTGAATTATTAACGAAAGCACGACCGTGAGGGGTTGAGGTGTCAAAATAAGGCTGCTCAATGGCAGTCCATGAAACACCGTGCTTGTCAAGAATGTCCTGCGTGTTCAGATAATGACGGAGGTTTCTGAACCAACGGTCAAGGCGGGTGAAAATAATGAGGTCAATTCTACCTGCACGGACATCATCAATGAGGCGTTGAAAGTCGTCTCGTTTCAATTTCTGTCCGGAGATTCCGTCATCAATGTATGTGTCAACGAGAATCATGTTCTCATGACTGTCTATGTATTTTTGCCCTGTTGCTAATTGGTCACGCATGGAATCTCCGTCCTTGACCTGTTTGTCAGTCGAAACACGGATATAGATTGCCACACGGAGCAGGATTTTCTCAACAGGAGCGGTTGTTTTACGTCGCATTTTATCAACTCCATTCAAAAAAGGTATAAAAATAAAACCTATGCACAAGCACGGTTTTATGATAAAATGAGACTTGCGGGTGACATTTTATCAATCGTGCTTGTACGATAGATATGTGTTGTCAAAGAGCGGTTTCCATTGGCGTGGAGGCTGCTCTTTTTTTATTACAAAAATTCGATAACGACATCAAATCAGTGCGGAAATTTCGTTCTGTACACTTTCCTTGAGAAAGGAGGTGAGCAGGATGAAAATTCTCGTTTGGGAAATGAGAACCTCAAAAGGGTTCACATTGATGGAGTTATCGAAGAAATCCGGAATCGGAAAATCTACGATAAACAACATCGAAAACGGTAAGGTGTCGCCGACATTATTTCAGCTTGAAATGATAGCGATTGCATTAGGCGTGAAAATCACCGACCTGTTTGAATCCGAATACAAATAATTGTATCACATTGCAGCGGGATTCCGGCAGCAGGAGGAACGATTTCCACGATTATGGAAATCAACCTCGATATTTCCACAATGATGGAAATATATGATACACTGTAATCGGAAAGGGGGTGTTCCCCTTGAATTACAAAGAGGCTATTGTTGAAATAGTCGGGAAGATACAAAACGAACGCATCCTCAAGAGGATATATAAATTCGTGGCGTATCTGTACACCCATGAGGCTGACAGTTGAAAAGGCTGTCAGTCTTTTTCTTTATTATTTTGTGTGAACTCAATCGCCTTTTTCATTAAGCGGTCGAGTGCAACGATGTCCTCGTCGCTCAACTCAAGCATGAATTTGAAAAGGTTTTTTCGTGCCTCGTCCTCACCCGCCATGATGCGGTCAATGCGTTCGATGAAATCATCGTCACTGTCGATGAACATTTCTCCCTCACCAGTAGTCAACCACATATAATCAACGCTGAACTCACGGCAGATAGATTTTGTCATGTGTTCGGAGAAAGACCTGCGACCGTTTTCTAAATCAGATACAGTCGACTTTCCAACACCTATACGTTGACCGAATTTCTCAAGGGTAAGGGATAAAGTCTTTCTTAATTCTTTGACACGTTCGCCTTGCGTCATACTGAATCACCTCCTCTGTTTTCTAAAGCATAACACCCAACGAAACAAAAATCAATAAAAAAGTTCGCAAAAAGGAAAAAGCGTATTGACAAAGTTCTGAAATAGGAATATGATGTACGCAAAGAGAACAACAAGGAGGTGAGACATGAAAGGAGATAAGAAAAAAGGGGATTCCGAAGAATCCCCGAATGAAAAAGAACGTGTCGACGAATTTGTCAATGAATGGTGTCGTCTGTACCGAGAGACTTCTCAAGCATCGCATGATAATCACGAAGAATCCCGATAGTGATGTTTGCGGAAATCTTTGCAAAACGCTCAAACTGTTCGGCATATCCGGCAGCCTCCGGATTCTTGTCAGCAAGAGCCACACTTGCACTGATTGCAGCGTTCAAATTTCGTCTCATGATTTCGTCAAAATCAATATCAATTTTCAATGTCCTCACCTCCTGTCATTTGAGAATGGTTGCACATTTATTATATGGCAGGAGATGCAGCAGGGCAAGGAAGAACAGGAGGAGCAGGAATGAGCAATGCAGAGACATTGAATCAGTACATAAAAGAATTATTTGATTATTGGGATGGGAAAAACGATGATTTTGAACCTATTCCGATACCGAAAGAAGTCGACGACGAAATGCAGAGAGATTCATTTTATTAAAGCCGAAACGGGGCAGCAGTCGCCCCGTCAGCGTCCGGACGGCGACCGACGCTCTGACGATGGCAAGCCGAGAGACAGCGTCAGCGATACCGTGGGAAACATGGCAGCGGGTGGACTTGCTAAAAGGTTCATGGTTGGTCAACAGGTTTTCAATGATTTTTTAAGGTGAAAAGTCATAACACGGTAGACATAGCCGGAAAGCGGGTGGACGGGATGCAGAGACCGAGAGAACCACCAGTGCAGGAAATCACATAGAACACTATCAACAGAGGAGGTGTTGAATCATGACGAGAAACGAGAAAAAGACAGCAATCGAGAACATGGCAGAAAGATTCATGAGTATTTCTGACCTTGAGGGAAAATCAATGGCAATTATGGTCATGTCTGCATACGCAGAGGGCAAGGCAGCAGGAAAAGTCGAGGAGCGTCGCAGATGGGAACAGAAAGAGGCGGTTGCAACGACCGCCTAACCGGACACGAAAACAACAGGCAAGAGCCTTTTTGATAGATTGGAGGTGCAGCAGGTGAGTGAACAGAACATCAAGAAATTTTATGAGACATTAGCGAGAATCATTTCTGAACGTGAGCAGGTGAAAATCACCGTGAGCGTCTCAAAGAAAGAAAAAGCAGCATAAAGACAAAAAAACGGATGACCGCTGCGAACGGTCATCCGTGTGTCAATCGGTGTCGATTGATATGTTTTAAAACTAAGAATATTGTATCAAATCTGACACGGAAAAGCAACTCGAAAACGACCGAAAAGGTCGGAAAAATAAAGGGTTTTCGGAGGTTTTAGCGTCCTCGTAATAGATACTAACAAGTCTACGAAAACATAACAGGAGGATTGTGTCAGATGGCAAGAAAAAGAGGGATGCAGTTTATCCCGTATGATTATGAGGCAGCATATAACAAAGCGATGGAGGACATGCACGAATGGTTCATTGAGAATCTGTTCCAACATCGAAAGAAAGTGATATATGCACTCAAAGAGATAACAGCAGGAGACCAGTTTGAAATTGAGATATATCCACAGTTCCGGAGTATGGATGAAGTACCTCCGGAGGGGAGGACAATTAAGAAAGACAACAACAAGGCTCAAAAGAATCTGAATGACAAGAACGCAAGGAAATACGTTGAGAGGTTAATCAACGAGAATTTCAGCGACCGTGATATTTGGATGACATTGACCTATGATGACGCACACCTCCCGCCGGATGGGGATGTTGATGCAGCAATCAAGAATGTGCAAAAGTACATCCGACGCATCAACTATCAGAGGAAAAAGAGAGGTCTCCCGAACGCAAAATATGTCTATGTGACCGCATACAATCCGGATGCGGAAATCAGATGGCATCATCACATTGTCATGGATGGTGCTTTAGACATGGAGACGGTTGAATCCTGTTGGAAACAGTCAAGCAGGAATGAGGTTCGCAGGTTGCAGACAGATGAAAACGGTCTGTCCGGTATGGCGAACTATATCGTCGAAGAAAAGAACCGTGTTCCGTCGGAAAAGAGATGGAACAGTTCACAGGGATTGAGAGACCCACGAATCAAGGTCGTACACTCCAAACGTCCGGCAGCAGGAGGCAGCTATAAAAAAATAGGGTCATTTGTTGACGGTATGGTCAAAGATAGGGATTCAATACCGGAGATATTAAAAAAGTGGTATCCGGACATGGATTTCACGAACGCAAATGTGTACTACAACGATTTTAACTGCATGTTTTACATACATGCACGAATGAGGAAAAGGAGGCTACAAAGTGAAAAGACGGAAAAGACAGGCAAGACATGCAGGACGATGTGATGCGTTCCATTTGACAATGATTGCGGTATTGATGACGGTGTTGTGCTTGATGATAGTGAATATCAAAGAACCGGAGCAGACCGAGGAGGAGCAGCCGGAGACGACACATGCGGAAGTGGTACAGAATCCGGAAACAATCGTGCAGACAGCAGAGGAGACCGAAAACAAATACAAGGTTTTCGATGGTATGTCCGAGGACTGGGGGAGCGATGACCTTGAGGGATTCGTGCTTTATAAGTTACCGGAACAGTATGCGGATAAAGGCTATTTTCCGGAGAAAATGCAGATATACACAAGATGTCTATGCAAGCAAAATGACGTTCCCTATGCCCTTGTACTGGCAATCATTGAGCATGAATCCGGATATGAATTTGACAAGGTCGGAGACGGCGGGCAGTCAAAGGGATATATGCAGATATATGAGAAATGGCACACTGACCGGATGAAACGGTTGAACTGCACCGACCTCATGAACCCATATCAAAATGTGAGGGTCGGGATTGATTTCCTCTCATACCTGCTCAAGAAATACGGCACGGTGCAGGATGCACTTGCAGCGTATAACTACGGTGAAAAGGGTGCAAGGGAACATTTGTGGAGCAACGGCGTGTATGTCTATTCATACAACAGTGCAATCATGCAGAGGATGAAAGAAATTGAGGAGGTGGTCGGAAAATGAGTTTTGACTGGCGACCGGAATCAAAGGATAGATATTTCAGAAAAGCCGAGGAAGCAGTCAAGGCAGCGGGATTCGATGACATCCTGCAAATCAGCAAAGAACAGTTTGCAATCACGAAAAGCACGGTCAAGGTGTATT